ATTTAAATGCTATCCGCGCAAAACTAGACGCGTTAAACACCAACGGTCAGGAAAGAGAGAAAACTGACTATTCCAAGATTTTTTGGAAACCTGAATTAGGAAAACAGACTGTACGTATTGTACCATCTGCTTTCGATCCTACATTTCCGTTTAAGGAATTAAAATTCCACTACGGTATAGGAAAATACCCTATGGTCGCTTTATCGAATTTCGGTAAACAGGACCCTATCGAAGAATTCGTAAAAGAATTGAGAAAAACCAACGATAAAGACAATTGGTCTCTATCAGGTAAGATCAATCCTAAAACTAGAGTCTTTGCTCCTGTTGTAGTAAGAGGAGAAGAAGATAAAGGTGTAAGGTTATGGGGCTTCGGTATTACTATCTACAAAGCTCTTCTTGCATTAGCTGAAGACGAAGACGTAGGAGATTTTACTGATGTTATTAACGGTTGGGATTTAGTAGTAGAACAGGCACAAGGTAACCCTTACCCTACAACTACTGTAAGAATCAAGCCTAAACAAACTGCTTTATCAGATAATAATGATCAAGTAGATTCTTGGCTGAAAGAACAACCAAACCCTGTAGAAGTACATACTCAGTACGATTACGATTTTATTAAGAAACAACTTCAAAACTATCTGAACCCAGGCTCTGCTGAAGAATCAGCACCAGCTGCAGGATCAGAAACATCGCCAGAAAGCACAAGTCCTCAAAAGACTGACTTTACTTTAGAAACAGCTACCGCTGGCAACAAAGGAACAGTTAGTAAGTTTGATGATTTATTTAATGAATAATGGCGAAAAAGAAAGAAGTACAAGAAAGAGCGACTGCGAATGTTCGTAAGTCGTTCAATTTATCCAATTTTAAGAAGAAGAAAGGCTTTTCTAATGCTTCAGTGAAGTTTAAGGAACAAGGATGGATCCCTCTATCTAAAGCTTTTCAAGATATCACTTCTTTACCCGGTATTCCTACCGGTCACATCACTCTCTTGCGTGGACATAGTGATACGGGCAAAACAACTGCCCTAATAGAAGCAGCAGTCAATGCCCAGAAACTGGGTATACTGCCTGTTTTTATCATTACAGAGATGAAATGGTCTTGGGACCATGCTAAAGAGATGGGTCTTCAGTTTGAAGAAATAAAAGATGAAAACGGTAATGTAACCGATTTTGAAGGGCATTTTCTCTATGCAGATAGAGGACAGTTAAATACTATTGAAGATGTAGCAGTATACATTGCTGATCTAATGGACGAGCAAGCAAAAGGTAACTTACCTTATGATATGTGTTTCTTCTGGGATAGTATTGGCTCAGTACCTTGCGATCTATCAGTACGTTCTAATAAGAACAATAATGAATGGAATGCAGGTGCAATGTCTACTCAGTTTGGTAACAACCTTAATCAGAAAATTTTATTATCTCGTAAGGAAAACTCTCCTTATACTAATACAATGGTTGCTATTAATAAGGTCTGGACTATGAAACCAGAATCTCCTATGGGTCAACCAAAGTTACAGAATAAAGGAGGTATGTCGATGTGGTATGATGCTACATTAGTAGTAACTTTCGGTAATATTACTAACCCAGGTACATCTAAAATAAAAGCAATCAAAAACGGTATGCAAGTCGAATTTGCTAAACGTACTAACGTTCAAGTAGAAAAGAATCATATCGGAGGAGTACAATCTAGAGGTAGAATTGTAATGACTCAACATGGTTTTATTGAAGATGATAAAAGAGCTATT